ATAGCGCCACGATTTCTAGGAAGATGTGGCGGATATGGGAGCCAGAAGACCCACCTGTCTGCGACTACATCATTCAATCTTGGGATACGGCGCATGAAACCAAGACAAACTCGGACTATTCCGCATGCACGACGTGGGGCGTGTTCTATAACGAGGAAGAAGGCAACGCAGCGCAGATAATTTTGCTAGATGCGTTCAAAGACCGCCTAACATTTCCAGAACTAAAAGCCACAGCGCTCAAGCACTACAAAGAATGGCAGCCTGACGCGTTCATTGTGGAGAAAAAGTCTGCTGGCGCACCACTCATACAAGAGTTCAGAGCGATGGGCATACCTGCATGGGAGACAAACCCTAGTCGTGGCAATGACAAGGTGGTACGATTGAACGCGATTTCGGACTTGTTTGCATCTGGCATGGTGTGGGCTCCAGACACGCGTTGGGCGCGTGAAGTGATTGAAGAAGTTGCATCGTTCCCAGTAGGTGAGCATGATGACTTCGTTGATACAACATCCCAAGCACTGATGCGGTTCAGACAAGGTGGGTTCATATCGTTAGACAGCGACGAGAAAGACGAACCGATAATTTTTAAACGTAAGCAACACGCTTACTACTGAGGACCAACATGGCAACCAATATCGACAAAGCGCTATACACACAACCTCAAGGTATTGAAGAGTTAGCGCAGGACCAACCCGAAGACTTTGAGATAGAGATCATTGATCCAGAAGCGGTCAACATCCATGCAGGCGACTTAGACATCCACATCGAGCCGGGCGAAGAAGACGGCGAAGACTTCAACGCCAACTTGGCAGAAGAGATGGACGAGAGCGCGATGGACTTGATGGCAAGCGATCTGGCTGACGATATTGACAACGACAAGAACTCACGCAAGGACTGGGAGAAAGCCTATACACAAGGCTTGAAGTTGCTAGGCTTGCAGTATGAGGAGAGAACCGAGCCTTGGAACGGCGCGTCAGGCGTGTTCCACCCAATGATTACAGAAGCTGTGGTACGCTTCCAAAGCGAGACAATCACGGAGATGTTCCCTGCGCAGGGTCCCGTGCGTACCAAAATTATTGGTAAAGAAACACCGCAAAAGAAAGATGCGGCTCAGCGTGTCGAGGAAGACATGAACTACCAGTTGACCGAGGTCATGAAGGAGTTCCGTCCAGAGCAAGAACGTATGTTGTGGAGTCTGCCAGCCACAGGTTCAGCGTTCAAGAAAGTCTACGAAGACCCAAGCCTTGGTCGCCAAGTCTCGATGTTCATCCCAGCAGAAGACATCATCCTGCCATACGGCGCGACGGACATGGACACTTGTTATCGCGTGACACACGTCATGCGCAAGACAAAGAATGAGATTATCAAACTGCAGCAAGCAGGGTTCTACCGCGACATTGACCTACCTGATCCAACAAAGACATCGCAAGATGACATTAAGAAAGCCAAGGACAAAGAGACGGGCTTTAACGATCTGAACGACGATCGCTATACGATGTATGAGTGCCATGTTGACTTGGACCTCAAAGGTTTCGAAGACAAAGATGCTGACGGCGAAGAGACCGGCATAGCATTGCCATACGTAGTTACCCTGATCAAAGGTTCCAATGAAGTCCTGTCCATCCGACGCAACTGGAAAGAAGACGACACCCTCAGACTCAAGCGCCAGCACTTCGTCCACTACCAATACATCCCCGGCTTTGGAGCCTACGGCTTCGGACTCTTCCACCTCATCGGTGGATTCGCAAAGTCAGCCACAAGCATCATGCGTCAGTTGGTGGATGCTGGAACATTATCGAACCTCCCCGGGGGCCTCAAGTCACGCGGACTTCGCATTAAGGGTGATGACACACCGATCGCGCCCGGAGAATTCCGCGACGTAGATATTGGCTCTGGCGCACTGCGCGAGAACATCCTGCCCCTGCCATATAAAGAGCCAAGCGCGGTTCTGGCTAGTTTGCTAGGCACAATCGTAGAAGAGGGGCGTCGCTTTGCGGCTACTGCAGATATGCAGGTCTCCGACATGTCGGCTCAAGCACCGGTCGGTACAACGCTCGCTCTCCTAGAGCGCCAGCTAAAAGTAATGACCGCGGTTCAAGCGCGTCTGCACTACACATTCAAACAAGAGTTGGGGCTGTTGTCGATCATCATCCGCGATAACGCCAGTCCAGATTACAACTTTGACCCAGAAAAAGGCAACCGTTCCGCACGTCACGAGGACTACGAGAACGTAGACATCATCCCTGTGAGCGATCCAAATGCTGCGACCATGTCCCAGCGTGTTGTCCAGTACCAAGCGGTCATTCAGATGGCGCAGATGGCTCCGGACATTTACGACTTGCCACAACTACACCGCAGGATGCTGGAGGTTTTGGGCATCAAGAACCCAGACAAGTTAATCCCTCTGCCAGACGACGAGAAACCAAAAGACCCAGTGTCCGAGAACATGGCGTTGTTGCGTTCAGAACCGATGAAAGCGTTCATGCATCAAGACCACGATGCGCATATCAAGGTGCACATGGCGATGATCAACGATCCACAAGTACAACAGCTCGTGGGACAAAACCCCAAAGCACCAATGATGCAGGCCGCCATGATGGCGCACATTGCAGAACACGTTGGTTACTTGTACCGCCAAAAGATCGAGCAACAGTTGGGTATGCCTTTGCCTCCCGAAGACGAGAAGTTGCCACCAGAGATCGAGTTGGCCTTGTCGAGCATGATGGCGCAAGCGGCAAACCAAGTGTTGCAAAAGAGCCAAGCCGAAGCCGCGCAAGCGCAAGCTCAACAACATGCACAAGACCCACTGATGCAAATGCAGCAGCAAGAGTTGCAGATCAAACAGCAAGAAGTGCAGATCAAAGCACAAAAGGCGCAAGCCGACATTCAGTTGGCGCAAAAGAAACTTGCTGCCGATGCTGCCGACAAAGCAGACCGTATGCACTTGGAAGAAAAGAAAATGATGATCGACGCTGCCGACAAAGCCGACAGAAACAGAGCATCGCAAGGCGAAGACCCACAGGTTGCCGCTGCGCGTGCGCAACAAGAGTTAGCTGCTAACCAGTCAAGACAGCAACAAGAACTCGCGGCTATGCAGGCTAAAACTGTGATGGCAGCGCAACAACACAATCAAAATCTGACGCACAAACAACAGGTCCATCGTCAGAACCTAGAACACCAGCGTGAGCAAGCTGCTATTCGTGCCGAGCAGGCACGCAACAAACCAAAGGAAAACCCTAACAAATGATCCAAGAATTCGCACGCGTATTGCGCGAAAAAATACGCACCGATATGAACAACTATACAGATGACATGGCAAATGGCACCTGTCAGTCGTTCGACCAATATCAAAAACTCTGTGGGGTGATTCATGGTCTAGCCATCGCAGAGGGTTACTTACTCGACCTTGCAAAGAAAGTAGATGAATCAGATGAGTGAAATACTCCTGCCTCCCGGTATTCAATTACCGCCCCCTGTCCAACAACTGGACGCCCCTGACTCAGAGGAAACCAAAGCCTCTGCATTACCAATCCCTACAGGCTACAAAATCCTGTGCATCGTCCCTCCGGTTGATGCCAAGATAGCTGGGACAGACCTCGACTTAGTTCGAGACACGGCAACTATGCGTCAAGAAGAACACGCCACAACGGTGTTGTTTGTCATGCGTTTAGGGCCAGATGCGTACAAAGACACTACCAAGTTCCCATCAGGTCCTTGGTGCAAAGAAGGTGACTTTGTCTTGGTACGTACGTACACCGGTACGCGTATGAAGATTTTTGGTAAAGAGTTCCGCGTGATTTATGACGATCAAGTGGAATGTGTTGTGCAAGACCCCCGTGGGATTACCCGCGCTTAAGGAGTAGATATGGCTGGAGAACAATTTAAGTTCCCTGACGAAATCGAAGAAGTCAAAGTAGAAGTTGTCGGAGACGATGACTTTGAGGTTGAAGTTGTCGACGATACGCCGGAACAAGACCGTGGTCGTAAACCGTTAGACAGGGAAGTAGAAGACCCAACGGACGACGAGATTGAGTCATACACCCAAGGTGCGCAAAAGCGTATCAAGGAGTTAACTCATGCCCGTCACGACGAGCGCAGAGCCAAAGAAGCTACTTTGCGGGAAAAGCAAGAACTTGAGGCTCTTACACAACGCCTGTTGGATGAGAATAAAAAGCTACGTCAAAACGTCAACACCGGCTCCGAACAGTACACGCAGATGGCTAAGACCGCTGCTGAAGCTGAGTTGGACAAAGCACGCCGTGATTACAAGGCAGCACAAGAGGCTTTTGACTCTGATGCCATCCTTGCCGCACAAGAAGCGTTGCTCGATGCCAAGATGAAATTGGAAAATGCAAAGAATTTTCGTCAAGCCCCTTTACAAGATGAAAATTTTGAGGTACAAACGAGCTATCAAGAACCTCAACGTGTTCAACCGGACGAAAAAACCTTGCGCTGGCAAGCAAAAAACCAGTGGTTCGGAAGCAACGGGTTCGAAGAAGTTACCAGCTACGCACTAGGGCTGCATCAAAAGCTAGTCAATTCGGGTACTGACCCGCGGTCTGATGAATATTTCGAGCAAATTGATGCTCGCGTGAAGTCGAAGTTCCCCGAAGTTTTTGGTGGTAACGAAGACAAGCCAAGGTCCGGTGATGCTCCGAGAAAACCTGCTTCTGTGGTTGCGCCTGCGACGCGATCGTCAGGCAAGAAAACGGTTCAGTTAACGAAAACTCAGTTGGCGTTAGCAGAAAAGTTTAAATTAACCCCTCAACAGTATGCTGCGCAAGTGGCGAGATTGGAGAATCAAAATGGCTGAAAACCGTACCCCCCGTGACACTCTGTCGCGCGAAAAAACTGTTCGTAAAGTCTATAGACCTACGAGTTCTTTGCCCGATCCAACACCCGAACCGGGGTATTCGTATCGCTGGGTAGCGACGCATATCTTGGGACAGGCTGATCCAACTAACACGTCTCGCAAGTTTCGTGATGGCTGGGTTCCAGTGAAGGCAGAGGATCATCCGGAGTTAATGTTGGTTGGAAATAGTACTGGTAATGTAGAAATTGGTGGTCTTTTGCTTTGCAAAATGCTTACCGAAGACTTAAAAGCCATTAAAGAGTACTACGAAGA